CAGTGCCGCCCAGGGCGTCGGCCCAAGACGGCAGGCGAGTCTCGCCGCTGTTGACAGTTGCCCGAACCCGCCCGCGTAGGTCAGGCACTCGGAAGTGATCGGATGGATCGCCGCCTGAATTGTAGGTCGTGCCGATGGCCGCGAATAGGTCTGGGTAATCAGTGCCGAGGTATAGCGTGCCATCGCACTGTAGCCAACCACTGTCATCAGGCAGTGCGGCGGCGAAGTCACTTATCATGCCGATGAGAAATAGCATTGGCCGGGCTTCCTCCCAGACTTTTGTAAAGATGTCCGCCGCCTCGTCGGGCGTGGTCTCGCCAGCGGTAATCCAACTGGACACATCGGCCATATAGGACAGCGCCCCGAAGAATGTGAAATAGAGCCACTCAACTTGCGAGTGGGGAATCAAAACGAGGACCGGAATGCGGTCCTCGAAAACAGCGTCGCCCGTGGCGAAGTACTTGCGCTCTTTTGGGAGCATTTAGCGTGGGCGCGGCGGTGAACGTCGGCCATCAAAGCCCGTGGCGCTCTGTGCAATCTCATCAGATGGGACTGCCACATAAGAGCCAACCGGATCAGACACGGCAATCGCGGCGTCGGTGAGCGCGTCGCGGATAGCGTCCCACATTGCGCCAACGGTTGAAATGCTGTTCGGGTTGGTTGGGTCGAACGACACGGCGGCCTTGTTGAGACCGGGGATTGAAAAGAGCCAGTTACCGGGGATGGCGTCCAGTGAATTGCGGACCTTTGCCGCGCTGGAAATTGCAGACGCACCATTGCCGCCAGTTGAGGCGGGCGTGTCCTCGGTCACACGAACCGAGTAACCGATACACTGCGCATCGCTAGGCGTGTCTGCCACGGTGAAAATGGCGTCGATCACCGCGTCAATTTTGGCGGCGGCGGGCAAGGTTTGGGCCGCGGCGAGTGCCAGCGGTTTAATGCGGAACGTGAGCGTAGACAGTTGCTTTTGCCCGTCCCTAACGTGGATGTCAAGATAGGTGTTAAGTGCCATTGTTGAGCCTTTCGTGTGCCGCTCGTGACGAGCAGTGTAAACTAACTATCAAATCATTGTACACTGGTTTGTCAATCATCAGTGTACCCGTGAAGTTCGTGAATCTCGCAGGCAGTTTGATAGCGGCCTAGTATTCGCTCAGGGTCAACGCCGCTCACTTCGGACACCCTGATCACGAACTGCCAGAGGTGTTCAGAGCGGGCTTTCACTAGGTAAGCGGGCAAAGCTAGTTCCGGTAGCTTTGCCCAATCTCTGGACGCTCTGCACCGCCTGAAATTGCGCGGGATGGCCGTATCATGCTTGCTGGCATATTTCGCCACGTACCACGCCGCTTTCCATGAGGCGACAGTCTCCTCTAGTGCAATGTATCCAAAGCCCGAACGATAGGCCAAATCTTTGAGGGGTTGTTCTCTATGACTTCCAACCACGGGCGCGGCAGTAAGGGACAAGACATGAAAATGTGGGATATGTGAGCGCTTTGGGTGGCACTCGACAAATGCCAAGTAACACCATTTCCCCGTCTCGCGCTGCATCGTTTTGCGTAGGCCATCCCATGCCTTTGGGATACGGGCAAACCCCTGATTGGCTGTCCTAATGTCAGAGCGAAGTGTAAGGGTCCAAAAATAGGCTTCTCGGTTCTGATTGGCGATATGTAGAGAAGCCCGCCAAGCCCACTGCTTAGCGAGACCCACTCGGCATCGGTCACACGACCATTTACCACAATACAGAGCGACTGCTTTTCCGTCATTGTTAAATCCTATTCCATAGGGACAGTGAGACGTTTTTTGCATGTTGTTTGTCCGACTTGTTCTATTAAAGAAGAACCCGCTGCGCGGTGCTAAGAAAATGCCTGTTCTTTTTCTGGAAAAAGAACCAAAAAGCAGTCTCTTTTCCCTCGCCGGGCGGCATCCCCAAAACAGTGTTTTGGGGGTTGTTCAAGGGTTGAGCTTGCCCACTGGTCAAGAGGTACGTTAGAACCACGAGTACGCGGTACTAACGAACCTCTGTGACCGTGGTCCTCGCCCTAACCCGCGTGCGGGGCATTCAGTTCGCGCCATTCCTCGGATAGCGTTTCGTCTTTTTGCTTGCTAACGTGCAAATAGATTTCAATGCCCGTGTTCGTGTTGTAGGTCACGCCTGCGACTTTGACCTGAGGGGTGAAGCATTTCTCTAGCGCGGCTTTGATGGCGTGGACATCCATCCGAGGGGCGTTGACTGGCGGTTGCAGTTTGGTGACTTTGTAGGCAACATAATCTTGCCATTGGCTGTCGCGTGTCCAGCGCAGTGTTTTAAACTGCCAGCCGCAATACTCAAGTGCGCCGCGTAGCACAGATAGGGGGAGTGGGTGATAACGGGTTTGTTTGCCCATAACGGCAACATCTCCTAAATGGATAAAAAAGAACGATGTAGGTACTTTAGTCTACATCGTTCTTTTTGTCAATTTAGGAGATGTTGCCGATTAGGGCCATGCGGGTTCTGGTCCGTCGCCTGTGATAGTCAATGACTTGACCACGCAGGAACCACTAAAACCGCTCGGACTGCTGGCATCATCATCGGTGATAAAAGCAATCTGAAAGCCCGTTGTGCCAGTTTGGGGGGTTGCGCCTGTTTGAGTGATGTTGGTTCCATTGGATAGGCTACCGTGCAAGATTGAAATTTCATTCACTCCACCCGCACCAGCCAGCGCGTCAACGCCGAGGCCATTGGATGGGCCGAGGCTGTAGGTTCCTTTGGTCAGATCGTAGGTGATGCTCAGTGATAGAATGTGAAATGGCGTAATCGTGTTGACTGCCATAATCAAGCCACGATACCACGCGCTGCCACTGCTGCCATCGCTATTGGTCAAGCCTACGCCCGGCGTCCACGTGCCGATGTTGGCCGCGCCTGCCACACCCGCCGCCATGCCGTGCGGTGACAACGTAAAGTCAAGGGTGTGGGTCCATCTGACCGATTGATTGTTACAGGCAGTCACCACAAACTGAATTTGGCCCGTGTTGTCAGTCAGGTCACTATCATTGACCTGCACGTAAACTTGCGCATTGGAAACGCCGCCCGGTACGGTAATCGGCCCGGCCATTGCATCATAATAGGCGCCGTCAATATTGACAATGAGGCGCATGTGCTCAACCGTGGGCAATGGATCAGAGCCATCCAGCCCGCCAGACGCCGCGCAGAGACCTGCGAAGAACTGCGATCCATCGGGGCAATGCCAGATGGCTTCTGACCCGTCATTGGTCGCGCCAACCGCGCTGCCAAGTTCAACAGTGTCACCCGTGCTGACTACGGTTGGCACGAGATAGCGGCCATTGGCAAGCAATTGCCCGCTGTATTGCTGACACCCGCCGCCTGCCGGGGGTTGTGGCGAACCCGCGCCGGGTTGCCCGGCGAGTAAGTTTCTGACCTGATCAGCGGTGAGTAACTGTTTTTCCGTGCCATCGCAGCACGTGACGAATACATTGCAATCGCAATCTACTCGGAGTGGCATTTCAAAATCCTCCAATAGGCCCGCGACGGGAGATGGACTTCCGTCGCAGTGTTTCCATGTTCTGAGTGCTTTCAGCCAGATGTCAGCAACGGGTTTACCGTTGTGACCTAGATCACGTTGCCAGCGCATCCACTGCGCTAACGTGGACACCTCGGCATACATTGCCCGCTCCCAATCATCATCATCGGGAATGGTGATTTGAATGCAGCGCGTGCCGACTGGGTTAAGGTTGTCGGGGAGTGCGCGAATAGGCCATCTTTGCATTGTGTGCCGCCTAAAACTTCGCTAGGATGTAGGTGTAGAGAACCATTGTGGGCTGGACGTTGTTATGAGCGCCGTCGCCGCCTGTGGGCTGGATGTCGGCATTGCCGCTTGAGGTTGGCGCAAATGGCACGGGTACTGCCGTTGGTTCTGGTACACCCGGCCCGATAGTTGTGGCGTTTGGCCCGGCTTCTGATGAGGTGTGGATATGCCCGGCGTCGGTGTGGGCGTGAGACGGCATTTCAGCCGTGATAAGCGTGTGGTCACTCTCGCCGCCAGTGCCGCCCAGGGCGTCGGCCCAAGACGGCAGGCGAGTCTCGCCGCTGTTGACAGTTGCCCGAACCCGCCCGCGTAGGTCAGGCACTCGGAAGTGATCGGATGGATCGCCGCCTGAATT